GTGTTGGATATCAATATTTCTGATGATCAGGTTGATGATCGTGTAGATGAAGCATTGGATTATTATCGTGATTACCACCATGATGGGACACAACGTGTACTTATTCGTCACCAAGTTACAGCAGCAGATAAAACAAATAAGTATATCACAACCGATGAGAGCATTATCGGTATTCAGCATATACTTCCAATATTTGATAGCGGTACTACTGCATCATCTTCACTTTTTTCTGTAAGATATCAAATTCAACTTAATGATTTCTTCGATTTCTCAAATACAAGTATGGTGCCATACTATTTAGCTATGAGACATATTGATATGCTCCAGGAATTACTTACCGGTGAGCAGATTGTCAGATGGAATCGTAAAGTAGATCGTCTTCATATTGATATGGACTGGGATAAAATCACCACTGGAGATTATATCATTATTGATGCTTATCAAATTGTTGATCCTAATGTATATACGGATGTGTGGGATGATTGGTGGTTGAAAAGATATGCAACTGCTCTAATGAAAAAACAATGGGGCGAAAACCTAAGCAAGTTTGAGGGTCTACAACTTCCAGGTGGTGTTACATTTAATGGTCGTCAGATTCTTGAAGATGCCAAGGAAGAAATCAATAAGCTTGAAGAAGAAATGATTAACAGCTACTCACTTCCAGTAGCTGACATGATTGGCTAAGTGTAGTGTCAGTAAATCCATTTTTTCCTCATTCAACATATTCAAGAGAACAGGATCTTATAGAAGATCTCGTGATTGAATCTATTAAGAGTCATGGTATTGATGCTAAGTATCTGCCTCGTACTCTTGTTCGTGAGGATAATCTATTTGGAGAAGACACACTATCTACATTCAATGTTGCAGCCGCCCTTGAAGTATATGTGAAAAACGTAGAAGGATTTGAGGGAGAGGGTGATTTTCTATCTCGATTCAATTTAGAAATTCGAGATGAAATGACATTGGTCATTGCAAAGAAAAGATTTGAGCAGATTCGTTCTGAGAAACTTATGACAGAGAGTGGTTTCAATCTAATACTTGAAAGTGGAAGTACAACTACTCCAAGTAGACAATTTATTTCTTCTGGAAGTGGCAATACTGCTTCATTTGTACTTGAAGGATACGACGATTACTCTATAAGTTCTGAAAGACCACTTGAGGGTGATCTTATTTACTTCCCATTAAATGGTAAGATCTTCGAAATTAAACACGTTGAACACGAAATTCCGTTTTATCAACTTGGGCGCGTGCAAATGTATGAACTTCGTTGTGAATTGTTCAAATACAGCAGCGAAGATTTTGCAACTGGAAACACAGAAATTGATGCTATTGATACAACCTACAGCAATGATATTTTGGTTTACGAATTGCTTACGGAAGAAGGTGATCAGCTTCTTGCTGAAGATGGAGACTCTATTATTCAGGAATACAGAATTGAAGATACAGATGCATCTGCTAACAACGAATTCTTCCAAACTGAAGCTGACAATATTATTGATTTCAGTGAACAGAATCCATTCTCTGAAAGGGATAGATACTAATGTTTGGAGATCAGTTTTATCATCAGAGTATTCGCAAATACATCATTGCATTTGGAAATCTTTTCAATGATATCGTAGTGCAGAGATTAGACAGCAGTGGAAACCGCGTTCAGTCTATTTCTGTTCCTATAGCTTATGGACCAAAAGAGTCATTCTTAGCACGCATTGGAGCAGATCCAAATCTGGAAAAGGATGTAATGGTTCAGGTTCCAAGAATTGGATTTGAGATTACTGGAATGACATATGATGGGCGAAGAAAGCTTTCAAGTACTCTCAAGAATAAAACGATTTCTAGTTCCGATACTGGAATTTTGAAAACACAATATGTTCCAGTTCCCTATGACATTCAGATTGTTTTGTCTATTTTTACCAAAAACGCTGATGATGCTGCACAAATTGTAGAACAGATCATTCCTTACTTTCGTCCAGAATTTACAACGGCTGTAAGAATGATTCCTGAAATGAGTCTTACATTTGATACACCAATTATTCTTAATGACATCAATATTGAAGACACGTATGAAGGTGATTTTATTACAAGACGATCATTAATTTGGAATCTAAACTTTACAATTCGCGGATATGTATTTGGACCTGTTACTACAGGAAAGACTATTAAGAGAGCACAAATTGACTTTCATGCTAATAATATTGTTGGAAGTGCTCGCAATTCTCGTATTATTGCAACTCCTGGATTGCTTGCGAATGGAGCACCAACAACCAATTCATCTGCATCTATTGCGATCTCACAAATTTCTGCTAATAGTGATTATGGATTTGCGGATGATCTATTTTTCTTCACTGATGGATTGAAATATAATCCTGAAACTGGGAGTGACACATAATGGCCGCAAAATCAAATATGGAACAGAATCTAGATAAGATTTTCAACATCAAAGGTGCCGATGCTCTTATAGAAATTCTTAATGAAGACAAAAAACAAGAAGTACTTCCTCCACAAACAAATACTCCAGCACCAGATAAAGAAATCAGAGAAGATTATGCATACGCTAGACAAAATCTAAAAATGATCATCGATCAAGGAGCGGGTGCCCTTGACAGTCTTATTGGAATTGCACAAATCAGTCAACATCCACGTGCCTTTGAAGTTATTGGTCAGTTGATTAAAATTCTTGTTGAAAGTAACAAAGATCTACTTGATTTGAAGAAACAGTCTAATGAACTATCTGGTATGACTGTCGGTGAGAATAAATCTGATGGAAATGCTAAAACTGTTACTAATGCACTGTTTGTAGGTTCTACTAAAGAATTGCAACAGATGATTAAAAATGGTAATGTGCCTACCGACCAACCATCAGAAGACTCTAATTAGTATTATCGAACCGGACAGATACTAATCTAACATCAAAATGAACGGATGTCAATAGAAAAATGGCAGATACATACCTAAGAAATAAAAATCTTAAAGCTGTCAACGTAGATGTTGAGTATACACGTGAGCAGATGCAAGAGTATATCAAATGTGTTCAAGATCCGGAATACTTTATTGAGAACTATGTTAAGATTATTAACGTTGACCATGGGCTTGTTCCTTTTCGTATGTATGAATACCAGAAAAAAATGGTACATACTTTCAAAGACAACCGTTTTGTTATCTGTAAACTTCCACGGCAGGCTGGAAAGTCTGTAACTGTTACTGGCTATATTCTTTGGGTAGTTCTGTTTCACGGTGATCAGAATATTGCTATTCTGGCTAACAAAGAGAGATTAGCACAAGATCTTCTTGGTAAAATTCGACTAGCTTATCAGTATCTTCCAAAATGGATTCAGCAAGGTGTTGTCGAATGGAATAAAGGAAGTATTGAACTTGAAAACCAGAGTAAAGTTATTGCTGCGGCCACGTCGTCCGACGCTATTCGTGGTGGATCATACAATTTAATTTTCCTTGACGAGTTTGCGTTTATTGGAGACAATATCGCAGAAGAATTCTTCGCATCCGTGTATCCCACAATTTCTTCTGGTAAAACGACAAAGATTATTATCGTTTCTACTCCAAAAGGAATGAATCACTTCTATAAAATTTATACCAATGCTGTTGAGAGAAACAATAACTATATTCCAATCGATGTACATTGGTCAGATGTTCCAGGACGTGATGAGGCTTGGAAAGAAGAAACAATTGCGAACACAAGCGAAGAACAGTTTAGACAAGAGTTTGAGGTTGAGTTTCTTGGAAGTACTAATACTCTCATTAGTCCTAAAAAACTGCAAAACCTGCCGTGGGTAAAACCCAAGTATCCCAATGAACATCTTGCTATTTTTGAAGATCCAATCAAAGGACATGAATACGTAACTGTTGTCGATGTTTCGAGAGGTGTCCATTTAGATAATTCTGCATTTACGGTTATTGATATTACAGAAATGCCGTATAAAATGGTTGCACGATATAGAAGTAATAAGATTTCACCATCTCTCTATCCTGAAATTATTTACAGCACATGCTACAAATACAACCAAGCATATGTACTTGTAGAAGTCAATGATATTGGTGAGCAGGTAGCAGACATTCTTCATTACGACTACGAATACGAAAACATTCTTATGACAACCATGCGCGGCCGCAGTGGCCAAAAAATTGGATCTGGTTTTGGAGCAAATGTATCTAAAGGTGTTCGTACAACTAAACAGGTTAAACGTATTGGTTGTTCAACTTTAAAAGATTTGATTGAAGGAGACAAGCTGATCATTCAGGACTTTGATACTATCACTGAACTGTCTAATTTTGTTTCTATTAAAGATTCTTATGAAGCTGATACTGGAACTGATGACTTGGTTATGTGTCTTGTTTTATTCTCTTGGCTTGTTAAGCAGGAATACTTCAAAGAAATAACAAATACTGACTTTAGAGCACAGTTTCAGAAAGACAACGAACGTCTTATCGAAGAAGATCTTATGCCATTTGGTATTATCGACGATGGAGTCGATTACTTTGAACAGAAAGATGAGCAGGAAGAGTTCATGGATAAGTATGGTGCTCGCTGGGACTTTGACGGTAGATACTAAGAATTCCGTTTTTATAAATAATATGAAACGAATTTTATTTTTAACAAGGAGATCATAAGATGGCTCTGCAGGTTTCTCCAGGCATCACAATCAGCGAACGCGATCTTACAACGTCAGTTCCAAATGTTTCTACTAGTACAGGAGCATTGGTTGGGCACTTTCGTTGGGGTCCGGTTCAGAAACCAATTTTGATTTCTGATGAAAATGGATTGGTAAATACATTTCGCGAACCGAATGCTAATACATATGTTGATTTCTTCACTGGAGCTAACTTCCTAGCTTATGGAAATCAGTTATATACTGTCCGTGTAGTTGAGGAAAGTGGCGCAAATGCTCAAAATGCTATTACGGCGTCTGCCAATACTGTAAAAACATTAATCAAATCAGATAACGATTACGACGACAATTACAGCTCTGGAATTTCTGGTGTTGGTCCTCTTGTTGCTAAGTATCCAGGAGAACTTGGTAATTCTCTCAAGTATTCATTATGCTTGACTGGTAATGCTTATTCAAGTACTCTTTCTGGTAACTTGACTTTTACTTCTAACAGTACTGTCGTAACTGGGTTGGGTACTGATTTTGCCAATGAACTTGTATCTGGTGACTTGCTTGTTGCTGGTCAAGATAAAGAAGTTGTTAAAGTATCCGCTGTTACAAACGCAACGTATTTGATACTATCAAGTAAGTATACTGGTAACACGACTGCGGCTGCTTCTTCAAACTCAAATCACACAAGTGGATCTGCAAGTATTGAACGCCGCTGGGAATACTACGATTACGTCAAGAAAGCACCCGGAACTACAGATTATGCTAATACAGTTGGTGGTAGTGGTGATGAACTTCACCTTGCTATCGTCGACGAGGATGGCGAAATCACAGGAACACGTGGTGAAATTCTTGAAATCTTCGAAGGGCTGTCTGCTGCATCTGATGCAAAAGCACCTGACGGATCAACAAATTACTATAAAGATGCAATCAATCGTAGATCTGAATGGGCTTGGTGGACAGGTCATCCTTCTGGGACAACAAATTTCGGATCGAAGGCTTCATTTACATTCACTGGTCCTGCAACTCCAGATACAACAAGTTTTGTTTGGGGTAAAGATGGTGTAACACCTTCTGACTCTAATTACAATACTGGATGGGATAAATTCAACGATAAGAAAGAAATTGACGTTTCTATCTTGCTTGGTGCTGGTGCAAATCAGACTCGTGCATTACATATTATCAATAACATTGCCGAAGTTCGCAAGGACTGTGTAGCATGTATCTCACCGAGACAAGCAGATGTTGTTGGAAATGACGCGTACGAAACAGCTCAAATGGACGATATTATCACATATCGCAATCTGCTGCCGTCAACTTCATACGCAGTCATGGACAGTGGTTGGAAATTGCAGTACGATAAGTACAATGATGTCGATCGTTACATACCTCTAAACGGAGATATTGGCGGCCTAATGGTTCGTACAGATGCGGTTAGAGATCCATGGTTCTCACCTGCTGGCTACAATAGAGGAAACATCAAGAACGTTAAGCGTCTTGCATACAATCCTAAAAAGTCACATCGTGATCAGCTTTACAAAAACGGAATCAATCCCGTTGTTTCAGAGGCTGGCCAGGGAACTGTTCTTCTTGGAGATAAGACAATGTTGTCTAATCCAAGTGCCTTTGATCGAATCAACGTACGTCGTCTGTTTATTACACTTGAAAAAGCAATTGAACTTGCAGCTAACTTCACGTTGTTTGAACAGAATGACGACACAACAAGAACTCAGTTCCGCAATCTTGTAGAACCGTTCTTGCGCGACGTACAGGGACGCAGAGGTATTACGGACTTTGTAGTTGTTTGTGACGGAACAAATAATACAGGCGAAGTAATTGACAGAAACGAATTTGTCTGTGATATTTACATCAAACCGACACGTTCAATCAACTTCATTAAACTGAACTTTATTGGAGTCCGCACTGGCGTTGAATTCACTGAAGTAGTTGGCTCGTTCTAAGAAAAGGAGTAAAGCATAATGTCTTTCAATGTTAACGAGTTTTCAGCAGGACTTGCCGCTGGCGGTGCTCGCAATTCTCTCTTCCAGGTAGAGATTCAGAATCCTATCAATGGAACTGCAGATGTTAAAGTACCTCTACTTTGTCGAGCCGCTGCTATTCCAGGAGCAGAACTTGGAGTTATTCCAGTAAAATACTTTGGTCGCGAAATCAAACTTGCTGGTAACAGAACATTCGCCGAATGGGAAGTAACAATTCTCAATGACGAAGACTTCGCTATTCGAAATGCACTTGAAGAATGGTCAAATGCGATCAACAGCTTTGAGGGCAACCTTCGAACAACCGGAAGTTCTTCTCAGGTTCAGTACAAATCACAAGCAACAGTAACTCACTTCGGTAAAGATGGTACTGCTCTTCGTACGTATCAATTTATAGGAATGTTCCCACAGACCATTTCACCAATTGAACTGAATTGGGAAGGTGGAGATACAGTCGAAGAATTCCAGTGCACATTCGTCTATGATTACTGGAAAGTTATTGGTGGTGTCACAGGAAACGCTGGAGGTTCCTAACTCTCCAAGCAATATATAGCTTTATAATGAAAAGGAGTTCTTATGGCCGGCTTTGAGTTGCTTGGTTGGAAAATCGAGAAAAAAACGAATAAGAGTGAAGATCTTACTCCGTCAATTGTGCCCAAAGAAGAAGATGGTGCAATTGAAATTTCTTCTGGAATTGGTGTTTCAGGACAGGCTTTCGGATCTTATGTTGATTTCGAAGGTAAGTTCAAGAATGAAGCACAACTTATTACAAAATATCGTAATCTCGCTGCTCAACCAGAACCAGATGTAGCTATTCAAGACATCGTCAACGAAGCAATCACTATTGATAGTGATGACCAATCTGTGTCTATTGTTCTTGATAAGCTTGAATCTTTAGACGACTCAATCAAAGAAAAAATTCGAAAAGAATTTGATTATCTATTGTCAGTGCTTAATTTCTCCAATGAAGGTTATGAAATCTTCAAGAGATGGTATGTCGATGGCCGTCTATATTATCATATTCTCATTGATAAGAAGAACTCACGTAAAGGCATTCGTCAACTCCGAATGATTGACCCTCGTAAAATCAAGAAGGTCAAAGAAGGAGTCAAAGAAAAAGATCCACGTACTAGCGCCGAAATCATCAAAGGATATC